CGCGCCAGTTGCCGATCCGGCGGGAGTGATCGTCACCGTCTGCTCGGCTGCCAGGCTGTTGAACACCTGTGGGTCGACCGCCGACGTGGTAGCCGACTGCCAGTACCCCTTGAGTTGGGCCTTGACGTCCTTGAGCCCGCCGATCCGGGACTTGTACCCGCCACCCCCGAAGGTGGTGTTCTCCTGGTCGTCGACCTCAATCGAGAGCGACAGCTCGTTCATGTCCGTGGTGAGGTCGTATCCTGCCACGTGAGTCGAGCAGTCGGTCATCACGAAGCTGGACATTGGGTCACTCTCCGTCCGAGGGCTTGGCCTTCGCCTTGGTGGTGTCGGTCTTGGGCGTGCTCACTGGTTCGAGGTGGAGTCCGGCCAGGAGTGCGTCGATGTTCGCGCCTTCCTGTTCCAGCTTCTCGCGGGAAACCACCTCGCCAGGAGGGGTGTCCGCGACCACACACGAGCCGATGACCTTGAAGCTGTCCATCTGTGGTCTTGCTCCTTTCGCGGGGTTATGACCCGTCTGCGATGATCCGTACGTCGAATACTCCGCCGTAGTAGCCGAGTTGTCCGACCTCCTCGGTTCCGAGTGGGCGGAACGACAGGACGAGCGTGTCGTTCGCTACTCCGCCGAGAGTCTTGTCTCCCTCGATCGCTCGGGCGATCGAGGTGGGTCCGTTCGGATTCGCGTAGTCGGCCAGCAGCATCTGTCCCGTCCGATCCAGCGTGGCCGATACCAGGATCCACACCTGCAGCTCTAGCGCCATCCGGCCACGGTTGAAAGTGGCGTGGTAGTTCTCGACTTCAGGAACTCCTACCACGGCATGAGGTGGGTTGATCTGATCGGCTACATAAGCTGAAGTGCGAAGCCCGTCAATGGTCTGTAGCCGGGACTCCATGGCTTCCATGATCGACCGGAGGGAAGGTGCAGCCACGTTCTCACCCGACCAATACAGGTTCGCGCACGTACGGCTTGACCATGGCGCAGACCATAGGGTTCTCTCGGACCCGTACCGCGCCGTAATCGCCGAATCCGGCCACACCGAACGGGGCGTCTTTCAGCTTGAATATCTCGGTGGCCACGATCAGCGTCGACTCGGTGATCACGGATGGTACTGCCGCCCAGCCCCAATTGGCAGTAACCTGCAGGAACGCGCGTCGACTCCAGATGTTGAACCACTTGGACTCCACGGCGCGAATCCGCCAGTACGGCCATCCGGTTTCGCCATCCTGGATCCCGTTCAGGGGCCACAGCTCGTAATCGAACGCCTGCCACGCAGTGTCGTACTGGCCGTCGTCGCCCTCGTCGGTCTTCACGATCAGACCGACCGAGGTACTGAAGTCGTCGACTTTGGCCTCATACTGGCTATTCGGGCGGTACATCCGGGCGCTTACACCCCCCGCCGAATTGAACTGACGCTGGCAGGTGCGCTCGATCCCGCGTGAAGCTGCCGCCAGTGCGGCTGTCAGCCTGCCGTCATCGGTGGTGTCGGTGATGTTTAGCCTGGACCTGAGATCCACAATAGAGGCATAGCTGTCGCCCAGTGCCATTGTCATCGCCTCCTATGCTGCAGCGCCCTGGCGATGCCCTGTTCTAGGGTCACCCTGGGTTCGTAGATGCGGCTCATCTGCTTGATGGAACCCACTCGATGAGCTACGCCGCTCGGCTTGGTCCGATCAGTTACCACCAGTGGCGCGTAGCCTGCCTGTGCGCAGATCTGATCCACCAGTTCGACCATCGACGTGCCGATACCCGTACACAGGTTGATCGGCGTCCGGATCTCGGATTCAGCCACGGCCAGCGCGCCACGAACTACGTCGTCTCGATGGACCCAGTCGCGTACCTGCAGCCCGTCGCCCCAGATCAGATACGGGTCCTCACGGCGCAGCGCGCGCTCGATGAAGGCACCGAACGGGAACAGCGTGGACTGGTCCTCGCCGTAACCGGAGAATGGGCGTACCACCGTGATCTGTCCACCCTGCTGCCGGTACCAGTCGGCCAGCCGCTCGCCGGTCAGCTTGGTCCATCCGTACGCGCCGTCCGGCTTGCCGATGTTTATCCGATCCACCCGCTGATCTTGTTCGAACAGCTCGTGCAGGACGGTACTGTCGTTCTGCAGATCGATCGGATACACGGCCGAACTGGACAGGTAGATTATTCGTTTTGGTTCGGTCTGAGCAGCCCAGCGGAACAGGTTGGCATCCAGTGCCAGATTCTCGGCACCCACCAGAGCCGGGGCGGTATCGATCGCGGAACGGTGCGGAGCCACTGCGGCACAATGGACCACCAGATCGAGGTTGATCAACGATCCCCAGTCGAACAAGTGGTGCGCGTCGATCGCGAAGTTGGGGTCGTTGGTGTCCACACAGGTGACACTGTAGCCGCGTCGACGTAGCTCCTGCACAAACCCGCGACCAAGGAAGCCGGACGATCCCGTGACTAGCGCGTCCACACCATCTCCTCGACCACGGGACGGTCACGGAGACCACAACAGGACAGCGTCGGCACTGAGTGCCCGGTGGCGCGCAGTGCGTCTCCCGGAGCCAGCGGAGAGCCGTTCACACACAGCCCCAGATACCGAACTGATAGCCGGAACGGTAGGTCATCCGGAAATCGGCCGACACGTAGGTCTTCACGCTGAATCCGGCTGCCCGTAGCATGGCCTCGACGTCCTCGCGGGACCAGGCCCAATAATGCTCGATGTTCGAATCGTTCCAGGCGTCTACCGGGGTGGACAGTACCAACCGTTCAGACACCTTGCGGATCTGTGCCAGCACGGCTTCCGGGTCATCGAGATGCTCCAGCGTCTCGGAGCAGATGTACAGACCGACCTCTGGCAGCTCCTCCAGCGTATCTTCTAGCGGACCGGTGAACGTGTAGCCCTCGGCGAAATCCCCGTAGTATTTGTGAACCGCATCCACAGAGTCCAGTATCGCGCCGTCGCCGCAGGACAGATCGGCCGCACGCAACACCGGATGGCTTCCGTACCTGCCCTCGGCCATCCAGCGCGCCACTTGGCTGGTTACGTCGACACGTAGCAGGTGATCCGGCCAGCGCTTGTGATCGTGTGGCGTCTGGTAGATCTGACGCAGTTTGCTCTCGCTGTGCTTTTCGCGCAGCCGGATCCTGGTCATCGGGTTCTCAGCCCTGCCACGGTTTCGATGTCCCACTGTAGACGCTTAGTGACGTACTCCCGATACGTGTTCCGATCCTGCATCATGGCCGAATCGTTGTTGACCCGCCGGTAGCCCGCATCCCATTCCGCTTTGTTGGCGATCGGATGCAAATGCTCGACCACCACGTCCGGCAGGTAGGACAGGCATTCGGCCCCGTTACCCAGATCGCGCCACCAGTTGTCTACGTACAGGTGCCGTAGCGTCGGTGGTGCCATGTAGCCGATGGCCCAGACGATGTCCCAGGTCATGGCGATCTGAGTCGGCAGCCTGCCCTTTTGCAGCAAGTCGTTACCGTAGACCAGACCGGTACCCAGCTTCCGCAATTCGGTCAGATACAGTGCGTCCCAGCCGACCGTTCGAGGTCGATGGTCGTCACCCATGAACCCCACGGCGAACGGGCGCACACTCGTATCCGGGACTGTTCGGATGGCCCAGTTCAACGCAGCCACCATCGTGTTGGGCGTGGCGGTGGTCGTGTCGATATCTGGCTGGCGAATCAGCGCACTGGCGGGGTAGTCGTCGATCGTCGGATCGTCCGCGTCGACCACTAGCCGCAATTCAGTATTGGCCGTGCAGGTCTGCTCGAACACCTTGACCAGCTCGTGCGCCGCTTCGGGTCTGCCCCTGCTAGGCACGATTACCAGCAGATCGCTCACGCGACCAGCTCCGGCCAGTGCCAGGTTCCGCCTTTTAGTGCAGCCTCAATCCAGCCGCACTGGCAGTAACGGAACGGGTTGCCGTGCGTAGCCGAGTCCGGGCAGTTGGCCGATCCGGGGGTTTCCTCGCCAGCGTCGTACTTGACTGCCGGGTTGAAGAACATACCCTCGGGATTCAGCACGCAGAGACTGATCTGATCCGGGTTATCCGACACAGCCGTGACGATTGCAGCCCGGCAGACGCTCGGGTACTCGCCACCGGGCGTCCCGTAACTGACGTAATGGACGATCCGGCCGATGCTAGGCGTTGGCACTGGACTCCT